GGTAATTCGGACCCCGATCTTTTCCTAGACACAGAACTTTACAAATGGATTTCGTTTCATCGTGAAAATCGAAATGATCGACATCGAGCGTGTGATCCCTTACGCAAGGAATCCGCGCAAGAACGCAGATGCGGTCGATAAAGTAGCCGCATCGCTGCGAGAGTTTGGCTTTCGTCAGCCGATTGTGACAGATGAAAATCTGACGGTCATCGTCGGCCATACTAGATTGCTTGCGGCGAAGAAGTTAAGCCTCACGCAAGTTCCCGTCCACGTAGCGGAAGGGCTGACCGCTGCGCAGATCAAGGCTTATCGAATTGCTGACAATCGAGTTGGTGAAGAAGCCGACTGGGATAACGAACTGCTGCAAGTTGAGTTGCACGATATTGAATCAAAAGAGTTCGACGTTGCGCTAACTGGGTTCGATGGTGACGAGTTGAGTCGTATCATGTTCCCGCCTGACTTCTCACCGGGAACCGAAGACGATCAAGGCAAACTGGACGAATTAGACCCGAAGTGGGTTTGCTGCCCTAACTGTCAGACGAAATTCGATGCAAGAAAAGCCTGATCTGAAAATCGACTGGGCAACTCACGAAGCGGCTAAATACGCTTGCGAGAATTGGCACTATAGTGAATGTTTGCCAGTAGGTAAGTTAGTCAAAGTTGGCGCATGGGAAAACGATAAGTTTGTTGGAGTTGTGCTTTTCGCTCGCGGCGCAAATCATAATATGTCTAAGCCATACGGTTTAGGGCAAGATGAATGTGTAGAACTCGCTAGAATTGCGTTGAATAAGCATTTAACGCCAGTATCTAAAATAATGATGTTGGCTATCAAATTTTTAAAAAAATCAAATCCTGGAATAAAACTTGTTGTTTCTTATGCTGACCTTGATATGGGTCATCACGGTGGTATATATCAAGCAACAAATTGGGTATATGAAGGCTTGTTTAATGAAGGTGCTAGACAAGGGTTTTTAATAAATGGAAAAGTACGACATAACAAGTCAGTTCATTCTTTGGGTGTCAAACAAAATATTGAAGCAGTTAGAAATCTGCTAGATAAAAATGCTATTGAAGTTTTTACAAAAGGAAAACATAAATATCTTTTTGCGTTAAATGAAGAAACAAAAAGAAATATAACTGATCTTGCAAAACCATATCCGAAGCGCGTGACAAAGGCTCCTTCAGAGTTCCCCTCTGATAGCGGCGGGGCAGTACCGACCCACGCGCTCCAATCATGAGCGTAGACGTTCACGCAGTAGCGAAAGCGTTAAATCTAACGCCTCGCAGAGTTCAGCAATTAAAAGCAGAGGGCTTGCCGACTGCCGGTCGAGGTCTATACGAACTCGGCCCTTGCATGGCGTGGTATATCCGCTTTTTGCAAAACGCTCTTGAAAAGCGCGGCCCGAACGTCAATCCCGAGACGCCTGACCTTCTAGCCGAAAAGACAAGGCTCGCTCGGGAGCAGGGCGACAAACTAGCGATTGAGAACTCTATCAAGCGAGGGGAGTTAGTCTACGTCAGCGACGTAGTGCAAACTTGGGCAGATCACATTGCGAGTGCTAGAGCAAAACTGTTGGCGATGCCGACGAAACTCGCGCCGCAACTGGTAAGCCAATCAAATGCAAATGTCATCGCAACTAGAATCAGGGAAGAAATCGACGCCGCTCTCGACGAACTCTCCGAGGATCGAGACGAGTATCAGCATATCGGAAGTATTGAAGAAAGCGACAGCGGCATGGAAGCCACCTCCGAAACTGACGATCTCGGAATGGGCTGATCGCTATCGCAAACTCTCTAGCGAGAGTGCCGCAGAACCTGGAGTGTGGCGTACCTCTCGCGCACCGTATCAGCGCGGGATTATGGATGCGGTTACGGACGAGAACATCCGAGAGGTATGGATTCAAAAATCCGCACAGGTAGGGTGGACTGAAATCCTTAATAACGTAATCGGATATCACGTTCACCAAGACCCCGCGCCGATGCTGCTAGTTCAGCCGACGCTAGAGATGGCCGAGTCGTGGAGCAAAGACAGATTCGCTCCGATGATTCGAGATACAACGGTTCTCGCAGAACGGATCGCTGACCCGAAGGCACGAGATAGCGGTAACACGCTCCTACATAAAAAGTTTACGGGTGGACACTTAACCGTAGCCGGTGCGAATAGTCCATCAGGATTAGCATCCCGTCCGATTAGGATCGTGCTATTTGACGAGGTAGATAGATACCCATCTAGTGCGGGAACTGAGGGAGATCCGATCTCTCTCGGGCGCAAGCGAACGGCTACCTTTTGGAGTCGCAAAGTTTTGGCAGGATCGACGCCGACGATTAAAGGATCAAGCCGTATAGAGGCGGGATTCGAGTCAGGCGATCAACGATTCTACTTTGTGCCTTGTCCGCATTGTCAGGAATTCCAGCGACTCACATGGGCGCAGGTTAAGTGGCCGGAAGGCCAACCGGAATTAGCCGAGTACGTCTGCGTGGCGTGTGGCGCTATGCTCAACGAGGCTGATAAAGCCGAGATGCTACAGGCGGGAGAGTGGCGCGGAACAAAGCCGTTTAACGGCATTGCTTCTTTTCACATTAGCGAACTTTATTCGCCTTGGTCTACTTGGGCAGATATGGCGGTCGCTTTCGTACAAGCGAAGAAGTTTCCTGAGACTCTGCAAACGTGGATTAATACCTCACTCGGAGAAACCTTCGAGGAGAAAGGCGAGCAGGTCGAGACTGTTGGATTAGCACAACGCCGAGAGCCGTACACCGCGCACTCGATACCGCAACAGGCATTGATGCTGACGGCGGGAGTTGACGTACAGGACGACCGCCTAGAAGTGACCGTAGTTGGCTACGGACGCGACGAGGAGATGTGGGTTATCGAGCACGCAGTCTTGCGCGGCGATCCTGGCTCTGATTCGCTCTGGAACGACCTTGACGGATTTCTAGCGCGAAAGCGTGAGACCGAGGACGGTAGACCACTACTGATTGAAGCGGCTGCTATCGACTCTGGCGGTCACTTTACGCAACAGGTTTACGCTTACTGCGCTAAACGAAAAGCGCGGCGAGTTTGGGCAATTAAGGGAGCGGGTGGCTTCGGTCGGTTGATCTGGCCGAAGTCAGCAGGACGGGCGGGTAAAACCTCGGCGCAGGTTTTTATAGTCGGTGTAGATACTGCGAAGGACGTTCTTTTCGGACGCCTTAAGCGAGTGCACCAACCGGGAGCGGGATATATACACTTTCCTGTTTCGGTCGATGAGGTCTATTTCGACCAGTTGACCGCCGAGACGTTGATATACCGGATGGTGCAGGGACGGCGCGTAAGGTCGTATAAGCCTCGCTCCTCCGGTAGTAGAACGGAAGCCCTCGACTGTCTTGTCTACGCCTATGCTGCCTTTATAGGACGGCATGGCCCGATGATACTGCCGAACCGTAAAATTGAACCCGTAGAAGTTTCAGAGACCAAAGTAGTTCAACCACAGAAACCGCAACGCCGACCCGCACCGATTCGCGGCGGTTGGATGAACGGATGGAGATAACGCATGGCCGATAAAAAGATCAGCGCACTTACCTCGCTTGCTCAAGGAGACGTAGCCGTTTCAACGGACGTTCTTCCGATTGTTGACACGAGCGCAACCGAGACAAAGAAAGTCACTGCTGCCGCCCTCGTTGGCGCGGGACTGACTGCGGGTGTCACGAACGTTGATATCAACTCGGGTTCGATTGACGGAACGACTATCGGCGCGAACTCTGCTGCTGCCGGTACGTTTACGACTTTAACGGGTACGACTAAAGTTGTCTCGCCTTATCTCGACGCAGTAGGTAGCGCGGGTGGTCAACTGAGAAACGCCTCCGGTACGAGTCAATTAGCATGGGGCGCGGGTGGCGGTAGTAACCTGTCGCTCGAAGTTGCAACGAATATTAACCCTGCTAACGCAGCCGTATCGATTGCTCCGACCGGAACCGGCACGGTAACGATCAACCCCGCAACCGCTGGCACGATGAACAACGTTGCTATCGGTGGCTCGACTGCCGCAGCCGGTTCGTTTACTACGCTCACCACTTCCTCGACTGTCACGCTCAACGGCGGCACGGCCAACGGCGTGTTGTATCTGAACGGCAGCAAGGTGGCGACGAGTGGGAGTGCGCTGACGTTTGATGGAACTAGCCTTGGAATGGGCAACCCCACTGTTTACGGCACTCGCAGTCTAAATTCTTATACCGGAACAACTGCATCCGCAATCGGATTTTCTCAGCAGATTTCTGGATTTGGAGATGCTTTTGTAGGTGCGAATAACAGCGGTTCCAGCGTGCTTGGAATGGCTACCGGCACATTCGGGCAATCAACCCCGAATAACATTCCATGGACTGTTTCTGCGTTTGGCTCCGAACAAATGCGGCTCACCTCCACGGGGTTGGGCATCGGGACTAGTTCGCCTGCCGCAAAGTTGCACGTTTCTGGGCAAACCAGAATTGCGGATAGCAGCAGCGCATCTAACTATATTTTGATCGGGTCAGGTGCTAACGCGCCTCGTGGCGGTAACTCTGTCATGGCGCAGACTGGTTCCATGGTAATGGGAACCGAAGCCGCTTCTAACTTGATTTTTATTACAAACGCAGCAGAGGCTGGACGGTTTGACTCCTCCGGCAACCTCGGCATCGGCACGAGCAGTCCGACTTATAAGTTACACCTAGTCGGCAAGCAAATCATTGAAAAATCCGGCGCTGGTTATGAAGCGGCAATGCTGTCGTTTGCCACAATTACTGAAACCGGCGCCATTTACAGAATGGGCATGGCGAGTGGCGGTGCTTTCATCATTGGCCGTAGCGATACATCAACGACCAATCTAACCCTTGACTCCTCCGGCAACCTCGGCCTCGGGGTCACGCCCTCGGCGTGGGCAACTTATAAGGCGTTTGAATTTGCCGCCGGTGGAGCGTTGTGGGGTTCGGCAAACAACACGGTATTAAACGCAAATACCTACTTTAACGGAACAAATTTCATCTATAAAGCCACCGGAACGGCTAGTTACTATCAGCAAGCAACCGGAGAGCATCGCTTCTTCACCGCAGCCTCCGGCACCGCAGGC